TATACTTAAAAGAACCTTCAGTATTCAAGTAAGCGTCTCCTCTAAGAGGACATTCTATGTAACGATGTTCTACTGAATTGTAGATTTTTCTGAAATTGCCTGATTCATACTTTTTAAATAGGCGTAATTCATAATCAAGATTACTTTCGCCATATCCGCAATATCGCCGGAAGTATCGAGATAAAACTTTGAGGGGAAAAAGAGCATAGGTAATTTCGCCCGTTTTAGCATCGACAGAAGGTCGTTCGAAATTGTTGTTAACGAAGCAGTCGAATATTTCCTTTTCGTCAACTTTGAAAGAGCCCAGAGCAGGGTTTTTACTTGCCAGATGGAACGGGCGGGTAAGTTGAGTTGACAAAACCTTAGGCAAACGTGCAAACCCATTAACATATTTAGCAACGTACTGCGGAGCGGCACCGCTGACGAATTGAACATTGATTCGCTCAGGAGAACAGAACGTCCAACTCTTAGATATAAGCCGCGACAAGTCATTGGCAACTCGTTCGTCATCACAAAAGAGGATTCCGTGATAATGTGGACGGAAAGTGCAAGGTCCGTACTCACTTGCGATAAAGTAACGGATTTTAGATTCTGGAAAATTTCCATATTTTCTAACAATATTAATTCTTAAACGTTTAACAAATTTTTGAATATCTGGCTTATAACAAAAGCCAAAACCAGTATGAAAAGGATTGTGCTGAGGTTCAGCGTACCAAGAATCCTCAATATCAAAATCCAATTCGGGTAAATCAATGCCATGAGAATCACGCATAGGAACATTGTTACGATATGCACGAAAAAAAACACCATCTTCAGAAGGGAAGGCATACATCATAGGCATATGCAAATTATCATAGGTGAGAGTAAAGAAAACACTAAAAGGATGTGCTTTAACTTCATCCTCAATACGATTCTGTAAATCAATTGCATAAGAAGAACGACAAGCAGCACACTGGCGACAAGGCACAACAACGTAATCACCTAAATAAGGATTATACACCAGATTAGGACAAAAACAAGAAACGGGGCTCTTGACATCGGTAACTGTACGCTGAGAATAAACAGAATCTTTAATAAACATATTATTTCGTTTTTAATACTCCAGAATGATAAATATAAGTTGTATCAGTAGTAACAATAGTTGTTTTACCAGAACCATCAACCAGATGAGATGTAGAACAACTAGTAAGGGTAGAAATACCAAGGTAAGAACCAATCAAACCTAATGCATAAATGAGCACCTTAATCACGAATTTCAAAATATCCTTTTTCATAATTATAAAAATTAAATAAGATTAAAAAAATCACGATTATCATATGAATAGATAATATCAGTAAACTGTACATCTGGATTCACAAAAGTACCGTGGACAATAGTTAAAAAATTGTCTACATAATCGGGATTTACCGCGAAATGTAAAGACCGTATATGATTAATGTCATTATACATAATCACACAACGGAGAAATTGCTGCAAAGAAAGTTTCTTTTTCATAAGCCAAAATTTTAAATCCAACATTAAGAAATCAGCAAAAGGTAACGGACACTAGACATCTTTAAGCGCAACCGAAAACCTAAGTAACTGATTTCGAGTGCAAATATAAACTATATTTTTATATAACCGGTATTAAGTTAATGAATATTTATTTAATTTAACAATGTTTCACGTGAAATGTAAAGTGCAAGATTACAAATAGGGAGCGTTTGCCTATAACGATGCGTCTAACTAGACCCCAAAATAAAGTGTGTCAGTAATCGGATAAGAGACAAGAGAGATGGAGTGTTTGGCGGTAGCAAAACACCCTATCGGGATTACAACCTTTACTGAGGTCCTATGAGTGTATGCTTGCGAGCCTATGATAACTAATGATAACTAATGATAACTGGCGATTAGGGGCTTTGCCCCTATAACCCCAGTTCCGCCTAGCGCGCGGAACCGAGCGCGTTGTGCCTACCGGCGGTCTTCCTTTTGGCATTGCCCAAAAGGAAGCGAAAAGGCTAGTGTTTTTCATAGTATCGCAGCCTAACGGAATTGCGTTTTTGGTTATCTGCCTGACGCGTCCTGTTCTCGGACGCTCACGGATTGAAGTCCTATGAGTGTATGCTTGCGCGCCTATATATTCCTTATGAGGTCCTATGAGTGTATGATTCATTCCTTATGAGGTCCTATGAGTGTATGCTTAAAACAAAGGTTGAAGTAAAAATATGAACAATTTAGAAATATGTTATTAGCAATAATTTAATAAAAATAATAATATAACAATAATAAAAGAATAGCTTTCTATTTTTTCAAGAAGAAAGCAAGAAATAAAAAATGCGCCTACTTCATTAAGTAGGCGCATATCAATTATTTAAGACCAAATTTAAGAGGATTAATTTGGTTAAACGTTTCACCAAGATTGAACATAAAACGACCGGCAAAGCCGGATTTAAACCAAAGATTTTCACGAGACTTATTAAAATGCTGTTGAGTTTCAAGTTGTTCAACACCAACCTTAATAGAACGTTCGAGATACTTAGATTCAATACCAAAACGTGTAGATTCACGATTATTTTGTTGAGTTCGGAACCAATTTTGATTAGCAACAGAAGAAGCATTAGATAAAGACGTATTCCAAGCAGCCTTAGAAGAAAGCCAAGATGCATTGGCAGAAAGCATAGCGGCAGCTGCATACTTAGCAGCTAGAGCAGTCTGTTTATTTGTCCAATTCTCCTGAGCCTTTTGATAGGCTATTTCAGTAACCATTTTGTCAAGAGTCAACTGTGCAATATCACGATGCGCAGGAAGAATGAACTTATTAGTAAAAGCCTTAGACGCGATATCATACTGAGAACCTACTGTCTGGAGGTTAGCCTGAGCAACACGGGCATATGATTCACGCTCTTGATTCTTAGTAATATTCATAAGAGATTGCATATTGGCATTATACAACTCATTAGCCATTCTCTTAGCTTGATTATCATATTCAAGACCTTGCACACGCTTATTCATAGATAACAGATTTTCGGTATTCTGAATCTGGAGAGCCTTGGTCTGCTCTTGTTGATATTGAGTATTGAAAAACTGAGAAGATGCATTTGCAACAGATGCGCCTAACTGCTGAGCACCTTGGGCACTCATAGAATAAGATTCAGCACCACTCTGCTGTTTAGCTAAATCG